ATTGTGATAATTCAATACGGCAATACAAGACCAAGTCTATAATGGGAATATTTGATCGCTTTCGAAAGAAGCCAACCACGATTAAAATTACAGAAACACCCAAGCCCAAAAAGCCCAAGGTAGTCAAGCCTCCAGAAAAGACTGCCAAAGAACTGGCCACTGAATCTGGCCAGCCTTGGTTTGATGTTGTGTCTATGGAAATAGATCCTGAAAATATTCATGCTGGTGCTTTTGAGTTTGACTGGAATGAAAAAATGATTGCTGATTTGATACGTCACGGCTACATGATGAAAAAAGACGACACTGATGCTGACATAGTGGATCGTTATTTTCAAAATGTATGTCGTCATGTGGTGCTGGAGACCTGGGAACAGGAGCAGGCCATGAACGGCAATCGAATTATTCGTAGCAAGGACATTGGCAACGGTCGCAGTGAGGTGTCATGATACTTTATGTAAATGGTGACAGCCATGCCGCAGCGGCCGAAGCAGTCAACAACTATGCATTTGCCGAAGATGATCCAGCTTACTTTTTTTCTGGGCGCAGACCACATCCTGACAATCTTGTAGTCAGCTGGGCTCGACAACTGAGTCGTACCTTGAATGCCGCACTGCATTTGGATGCCGAAAGTGCCAGTAGTAACGCCAGGATCATTCGCACCACACGGGTTTGGTTGGCTGCTCGTGCTGATGCAGTACAGGATATCCTGGTGATCATACAGTGGAGTACCTGGGAAAGAGAAGAATGGTTGATTGACGATACCTATTATCAAGTCAATGCCAGTGGAATTGATCAGGTGCCAGAAAGCCATCAACAGCAGTACAAACAATTTGTGGCTGCAATAGATTGGAAATCAAAAACCCAACAGGCACATGATGAAATCTGGGCATTTCATCAAGAACTTGAAAAACAAGGTATTCGGCATATATTTGTCAATGGCAACACTGATTTTGCCAAAATTGACAAAAAGAAATCTTGGGGAACCGACTATATTGGCCCATACGATCCTGCTCTGACCTACGATGCTGTTGTACGAGCACAAGGAATCGAAACAACAGCACCCAATTCATGCCATTTTGGCAAAGATGGCCATAGTGTTTTCCATCGTTTTATGTTACAATACATTATCAAAAACAAATATATCTAAGGTGGTGCCGTATGCGTTATGTGTTGATTGATACAGCCAACATGTTTTTTAGAGCCAGACATGGTGCTTTTAGAGCATCTGATACCTGGGAAAAAATTGGATTCGCCTTGCACATTACCTTGATGGCGGCCAACAAAGTGGCCAGAAGATTTGAAGCAGATCATGTGGTGTTTGCGTTGGAAGGACGCAGTTGGCGCAAAGATTACTACCAGCCCTACAAGGCCAATCGTGCTGTGGCCCGCGCCGCACTCACAGAAAAAGAGCAAGAAGAAGATGCCATGTTCTGGGAAACCTACGATAACCTGACCAAATTTCTGTCAGAACGAACCAACTGTAGTGTTGTACGGTGCCCCACTGCCGAAGCTGATGATATCATAGCAAGATGGATTGCCTTGCACCCACAGGACGAACATGTGGTCATCAGCAGTGACACTGATTTTGTACAACTGTTGGCTGCCAATGTCAAGCAGTACAACGGTATCACAGACGAGCTATTGACCACGGAAGGAATATTTGATGCCAAAGGCGACCCGGTTATCGATAAAAAAACAAAACAAGCTAAAACGATCCCTGATCCGGCGTGGCTTTTGTTTGAAAAATGCATGCGGGGAGATAGTAGCGACAATGTGTTTAGCGCCTTTCCGGGTGTCAGGACAAAAGGCACGAAAAACCGTGTCGGGCTTCAAGAAGCCTGGGCAGACAAGAACAAAAAAGGCTACAACTGGAACAACATGATGTTGCAACGCTGGGTAGACCCTGACGGTGTAGAGCACAGAGTCTTGGATGATTACGAACGCAACACTGTGTTGATTGACTTGACTGCACAGCCTGAAGATGTTAAACTAACAGTGGACACTGCCATACGTGAACAGATCAGTCACAAGGATGTGGGACAAGTGGGCGTGAGATTCATGCAGTTCTGTGGCAAGTATGAATTGAACAAGTGTAGTGAGAGTGCTGAACATTTTGGACGTTGGATGAATCTGACCTATGCAGGAGTGTTGGAATGAAACTGTTGCTGTCTATTTCTGCGTTTGTGGCTGGGATCATGATTGTTTTTGTCTCTCTCATGCATGTGATAGAATCCAACACTGTTATTGTAAGGTATGATTGTAGACAGTTGATCGGTGGCTGGCACCCAGATGTGCCCGCGGCTGTGCAAGAACAATGTAACTCAAGGAGAACTGATGCTGGTAGCAAAACCCGTAATTGACAAAAAGTTTTGGATATTACAAAAAGACAATGAAAAAATTGGCAACGTAGAAGCCTGTGCTGGCGGATATCAGGTACGGATAAACAACCAGATATCTCAATACAAAACTATCAAAATGGTTGAACAACGCACTGGTGTGCGGTTTGACCCGCCTATGATTCGCACACGATCCAGGTCTGTGTCGGTTCATTCAGTGCATGGGTATCCCACTGTGGGCCGAGTGCATAACCCAGTATGGGACGTGCCACATGCCTTGCCCTTGTACACCAAAACAGTCAAGAGTCGCAGTTGGTTTGCAGCCGGCTGGTATTCGGTCAAGAAAGGTCGCAAGTGGCGTACCGTGCAGGACCCAAAACTCATAGTGTTACAACGCTATCCATATCATGGACCATTTTTCAGCTCACAGGAGGTTTCACATGTCTAACCCATTTCAAGATCAGGCCAATTTTATGCAAGCCTGCTTGCAGACCGTAGGTGTTGAAAATCGTGATCAGTACGCACTGTATCTTGATCTGATTCGCGAAGAAGTACAAGAACTCGAAGACAGTCGTCATCCGGTATCAGACCTTGACGCCTTGATTGACATTCTTGTGGTCACCATAGGTGCCATACACAGCATGGGTGCCGATGCCGAAGGTGCCTGGAACGAAGTCATGCGCAGCAACTTTGACAAAATTGATCCTGAATCAGGACTGGTGCTCAAACGCGACGACGGCAAGGTACTCAAGCCAGCAGGGTGGACTGCACCTGAGTTGGACCCATACTTGAACGAGGTTCACCGTTGAGCCTACACATAGATCGTTTTATTGACAAGGTACAGGGAGACAGAGCCCGCGGTGCTCGTGTTACCATATTGGACCCAAAAGAAGCCAGTGATCTCTTGGCCGATATCACTCGCTTGTTGCTACAGCTGGAAACCTTGCGTACTGCCCAGACCACAGAACCAACTGTGACAGTGGCCATGTCAGGCGGCAGTTATTGATGTTGGCGTATTACAGCTATAAATAATATATTATGAGCCGTCCCAAACCTGTTGTGCTGACCGAAATTGCAAACCGTACTACCTACAAAACTGAACAGGTATTGGCCAGTGACGGAGTATGGGCAGTGTTTTATGACAGCAAACCTATCAATCTCAAAACCAGTAATCTGTTGTCGCAGTATCCAGGACCCAAGTACAAAAAAGTAAGTTTCAGCAATCCCGGGCATGCCATCAACTTGGCCAAAAAACTCAACCTACAGTTCAAAACCACCAAGTTCAGTGTGGTGGTGCTGACTCAGGGCGATAAAATTTTTCCTTGATGTGCGCAATTGTAGACAACAACTCACCCAGGAACTGGTCAGTAGATTAGACACTGATCATTCAGTCACAGTGGATATTGCCATGAAAACCTGGTGGCACAACATTCGTGCCACTGGCGGGTTCAGACTCACTGTCAAAGGATACCAAATGCTGGTTCAGGTCCTGAAGCTGGAACACTATCGGTTTGAGCATACTACTCCCTGGGTGTTTGCTAACACCTTGTTGGAAATGGATAGAAAAATACAGTCACCCTACTATATTCAGCACCCAACGCCGGGATGCAAATCAGTTGTGGTGATATTTGGCAGTGCCGAAGCAGTAATGATTTCGTTGTACGGAGATTTCAAACGATGGCTTGACAATTATGAGCCATAGTGTTACAATAGTTACTTGGGCCTGACGCCGTATTGGTTGCAGGCAGTCGACTCATAATCGACCAGCGAAAGCTCACTGTGGGTTCAAATCCCTCCAGGCCCACCAAGAATAGGTATAAGTAAAAGAATTGTTGTAATTCCTTGGTAGCAAAGGCATTGCGGACGTGGGTTCGATTCCCACCAGGTCCACCATAAAGAATATTGCACAGGTTTTTGCGGATGGCGACATCCAACACAATTCAGCAGTGTTCTTTATAATGGGCCTGACCTGGTTTCGACGTGGTGAGATAGTGAACAAGGCAACACAGTAGGCGATGACTGTAAATCAAGCAAATCTCGTAAATGCAACCGCATCTACAGGCGAAGTAACTGTAAAAGCAAACAAAGGAATTCGTTTCTCTGCTCGCTCTACAGCAAAAGCCGAAGCATTTGCAGTTTAATCACTGCATAGGGTAGGAAATACCTCGTAACAGAAATTACCAGAAGGGCCTTAGGGCCCTTTCTTTTTGAGCTGATTTGGTGGTTGACAAACTGGTCAAACTCAATTATAATTGTATTACACTAACCAAAAAGGAACATGATGTTAAACACGATTGTCACGATTATTCTTTATGCCGCCTGCGCTGTGGGCATTTTGGCCACTGTATTTGCCTTGTGGATTGTTGGAAGGATTGAACAATGACCCAACAAATAGTTGAAAGAGCTCAACGGGCCGGTATAATTGCCCTGTCAGAAACAGCAGTTGCGCCCACTGTGGAGCATTTTGCCAGACTGATTGCCAGTGATGTACTGGGATGTTACCAGGCCATTGATCATGGTAACCGGGTTGAAGGCACCAACAATTTTGTCAAGGCCATAGTAAAAAGATACGGATTGGATAAAAAATGAGCAAACCCAAACACTACCAATGGATTGACGGTGAGACTGCTGATCGCATTACCAGTCTCAGATTGAAGGATTATCGTGCCAGTCTTAAAAAAGATCTAAAGCAGTGGCGGAAGAATCCCAAAACTGACACCAACCCCGACGGGTATTGGTTGCATCCAGAAGATGTTGCTGGTCATATTCGTACCATAGCAGCATTGGATTTAATTATTGGTCATTTTCCAGAAACACCAGAGCCGAACAAATGACCACAACTGTGCTGATTCCTCGCGGTGGTCCGTCGGTCTATCGTACCAGAAAGACGGAACTGATTCGTTACCTCAAGGAAACCATTGGAGAGGACCCTGACGATGTCTGGTCCGGTCCGGGCTGGCAGATCCGAATTGCGGAGTGGGTCAACACAGGGTTTAGTCGTCTGCCGTTGCCATATCTGGAACTGGTAGACAATTCTGCAGGAAGGTGTTGCATATTGGTGGACATAGACGATCCTGGCATGGCCACCCTTGTTGCGTTGAAGTTTGGTGCTGGTTGACAATTTTGTAACATGGCAGTACAATAGTTGTATAGATAGAACAAAAAGATCAAAAGAATTACACACAAGGTTGACCTTGTATAAATAAAGCAGTACAATATGTAATATGAATAACAAAACTCAGTTGTTTGAAACAATTGAGGTTGACCTTGTATAAATAACTGTATATAATTATTATTATGAAACTAAGAAACTTTAACCCGTCCATGCTGTTACAATCCAAATTGATTGGCGCGGTAGTCTATTGGTCACAGTTTACAGTAGCAAATACATCAATTGGCAGTGACTGCGAGCCAGGGGGTTTTAGATAAAATAGTAATCTAAATTTATATTTTATCTAAGACCCTGGAACTAAACACTCCGGGGTTTTTTTATAAAGGAACTGAAGAATGAATTACGAAACAATTAATTTTGATGGTTTAAAAAATCATCTTGTTGAAAAGGCTTTTGAACGTGCTGGATTGGTTTTAACCCCAGCACAAAGACAACAGTTGATCAATGATAAAATTGAACGTGCTCGTATTGAAATAGCAGCAAGAAAGCAATTTGCTGCAACCAGTCAATATTAGCATAATGTAGCAAAGTGTTTCGGAAACGAGGTCCATGGCAAGGCACTATAAAGATTGTATGCAGAACGGGCGGAACAGAGGATAAACACCGGGCGATAACCGGCATAGTAAAATCCTGTTATAGTAAAGCATATTCTTGGAGTGTGTTTTACTATACACATTCTGGAACCAGTTGGCGGTGAAATGCGCGAGGCGGAGTGTGTTGAAAAATCAATGATGTGGATGCTCTAATGGTAGGGCAGCAGGCTGTAACCCTGTGGCTTCGGCGAGTAGGTTCGATTCCTACCCACATCACCAAAGTTTACGGGGGGTTGGTGCTAACGGGAACACATGTGCTTTGCAAGCATGAGTTAAGGGTTCGATTCCCTTACCCTCCACCAAAGGTTACGGGCAGTATGGCATGGTGCTTTTAGACGGAGTCATGACCTAAAGAAAAAGTGATAAAATATACTGGATATCAAGTATAGGGTTCGAATCCCCCGCTGTCCACCAAACAATTCCGGGCAAGTGTTACGATAGCACAACAGTTTTGTATAAATAATAACATGAAATACATAATTTACAAAACAACAAATAAATTAGATGGAAAATATTATATCGGCTGTCATAGCACTAACGATATTAACGACGGATATTTAGGTTCTGGTAAACATCTTACTCGAGCAATAAAAAAATATGGAAAAGAACATTTTAAATTTGAAATACTACATATAGTAAATTCTCAAATAGAAATGTTTAATTTAGAATGTCAACTCGTAAATGAAGAACTTGTAAAAGATCCGATGTCATATAATTTAAAGATTGGCGGAAGCGGTGGGAATCCTGGAATAGTTGGAGCATTTAAAGGAAAAAAACATTCTAAAGAAACAAAAGAAAAAATTAGAATTGCGGCGTTACGTCAAATAACAACAGATCAAAAACGACAAAAATTATCTGAAAATAATTGGTCAAAAAAAGATCCGCAGGCGCAAAGAATTCACGCAAGTAAAATTAATCGCAACAGGCCAAAATCCGAATCTCAAAGACAAAAATTGTCTGAATGGCAAACGGGTAAAAAATTATTAAACAATGGAATTACATCGTGCTGGGTACAAAGTAACGATGTTCCTATCCTAATTTCCCAAGGTTGGATGTTAGGAAAAATAAAAAAATAATGTCTTCGTAGCTCAACCAGGCAGAGCAGTGGTCTCCAAAACCAAAGGTTGGCCGTTCGATTCGGTCCGAGGACGCCAAAAACAATGCAGGATTAATTCAGTGGTAGAATGTCTCGTTGCCAACGAGAATGTCATCGGTTCAAATCCGATATCCTGCTCCAAATAAGGTGAATTCGCGAGTTCGAGTCTCGCTACCCGCTCCAGTTCAGTCGTGATGTTGGTTCGAAGCCAACCTGTGGTCAAGATTCAAAATCAGCCACAGTAGTTTAACAGGTAAAACCACACCTTGCGGAATTAGTATAATGGTATTATGACAGCCTTCCAAGCTGATGATAAGGGTTCGATTCCCTTATTCCGCTCCAATAGTACGGTGGCAGAGAGGTCCAATGCAACAGCCTGCAAAGCTGTAAAACCGTCGGTTCGACTCCGACCCGTACTTCCAAACAGGGAAATATAGCACAGCGGTAGTGCAACGCCTTCATACGGCGTGGGTCAGTAGTTCGAATCTACTTATTTCCACCACCAACAAAAGGATCTTTATGTACCAGGCAATCAATATTGACACAGTACGAGAATTTGTACAGGCACAGACACCAGAAACAAGAATTTATATTGGTGGTGACAGTCGACGATTCAGCATAGGCCAACAGTGGTATGCTGACTATACCTTGGTTGTTGTGGTACACATAAACGGCAACAACGGTTGCAAGATCTTTGGAGAAACCCATAGAGAAAGAGACTGGGACCAAAAACGTGATAGACCGCGCATGCGGCTCATGAATGAAGTGTACAAGATAGCCGAGCTGTATCTCAAACTGACCGACGTGTTGGAAGATCGAGCTGTGGAAGTGCATTTGGATATCAATCCCAATGAGCTGTACGGCAGCAGTTGTGTAATACAAGAGGCTGTGGGTTACATACGTGGCATGTGCAACGTGACACCCGTGGTCAAACCGCGAGCATTTGCGGCCAGTTGTGCCGCAGATCGCATGTTGTCTTGGTAGTTCGGCCCAATTCGTATAGAGGTATTACGGCTGACTTGTAATCAGCTTACGGCAGTTCGATTCTGTCATTGGGCACCAATTTTATCGGAGTATCGGCAAGTGGTATGTCACTCGCTTTGGGAGCGAGATTTCGAGTGTTCGATTCACTCTACTCCGACCACACCTGGTTAGCTCAAAGGTAGAGCACACGACTGATAATCGTGAGACAGAGGATCGTTACCTTTACCAGGTACCAAGATGTAACCTGCTGTAAACCAAAGATATTTTTTAATAGTGTTTATGTTTTTCCCTAAGAGAATTTATTGACACACAGCCCGGGCTCATGTATAATTAGATATATGAAACTAAAAAATTTTCCATCAGTAAACTACACAAGCCTTTATGAAAGTGTAGACCGGCGCACATTCATGGAGGGTCAAATGCACTATTTGGGCATTGATCGATACAATGTGTATCTAACAGAACGCTTTGCCAATCTGCCAGACCTAAAGGTAACTGGCCTATACATACACCAGGTACCACAACAGTTGGGCAGTATTGTTAGTCAGCTTAATCTTATGCGTAATTGGTATAACAGTTGCAATGAACCCTATGCTGTCTTCTGTGAAGATGATATCAGTTTTGAAACAATACACTACTGGAATTTTACATGGGATGAGTTCATGGCCAATTTACCAGAAGATTGGGAATGTGTGCAATTGATGCGAATGCTTGGTCCTTGGCATGAACACAGTCAATCAGAAATTAAAATAGATTTAAGAGTAGGACGCTGGTGGGGTTCACACAGTCTAATGCGTAGAGAATATGTTAAAAAATTATTAGACAAATATTGTGTAGGAGTCAGTGAGTACAATCTTGAAGTCTGGATCGGTGAACAAGGTATTGCTCCTATCATTGAGAATCTTTTGTTCATGGGCATTGGTAAAGTATATAACATTCCCTTGTTGGTCGAAGATCAACGTTTCAACACAACTTTCCAAGAAAAAACTGACGATGCAGTTGATACTCAGGTTAGATCACACAAGGGTATATTGAACGAATGGCGTACCAAAGGTAACACATTGGACATACGTGAAATAATGAAAATAGTTGTGTAGCACACACAGACAAATCTTTGAAAAAATGTTATCATAACATATAAAAATTAAGTATAAAGCCTCGTTAATTTAAAGGTAGAATGCCTCTTTTACACAGAGGACATGGAAGTTCGATTCTTTCACGAGGTACCACACAATCGGCTCTTAACTCAGCTGGACAGAAATTTTACATTGCGTCTGTATGCCGCCTGGCTTCGAACCAGGAGAAAGCTAATGGATACATGCGGGTTCGAGTCCTGCCAGACGCTCCACATATTTTTTAATTTGATTTATGTCGCCTACATATAACGGCATTAGTGAAATCAACTGAGAAATTTTATCCTTATCCTGCTGCATTTTAACTGGGTTTTTAACATCAAGATAAATGGAATAATTTAAAAGATAAAAATCAGGAAGGTAAGTTCTATTTTTTTGTAGAGTGATATCATACCATTTAATTCTATTTTTTGGTTGAGCCCATTTGATGTTATTATCGTCCAACCATGTTGCAATTTTAACTTCCCAAGTAGATTGCAGAATTACATTTCTGTTTTCATACTTGTTAAAATAATAAATTTGAGTTTTTCTACATTTATTTTGAGAACGAATATTATCTCGACAAAGTATTGAACAACATTTTTGTCCCCACTGGGTTTGCCAAAAACTTTTAGAGCAACTGTGACAAGAATAAGTTCCATATAATCTAGTATAAGGATATAGATATAAGTATCTTTTTGGGGGTGTAGGAGTTGGTATCGCCCCTGTTTTATATAGATTTTTTAAAGTATTAGATGTTTTTTGTTTTGATTCATCTGATCGCGGTAATCGATTAGCATTATTAAATGTTGCCGCACAACTCTTAGAACAAAAAATTTTTTTATATCTAGCTTGCGGAA